AGAGGATATTTAATTAAAAATGCAATCGATTGGAAACGTTTCACAGAAGGTCATTGACACGATAGAAGTATCTAAGAAGGATGAAGTCTTTCTTAAGATTACCTGTGAAGCTAGCGTAGCACAAGAATTGTGTGATTTTTTCACATTTACTGTACCGGGCCACACATTCATGCCAGCATATCGTATGAAAATTTGGGATGGTAAGATTAGACTATTCAATATTCATAATAGATTATTGTATAGTGGATTACTTGAGTACGTTTTTATATTTGCTGAAAAAAGAAATTATGAAGTAAAACCTGATGGTGATTGGTGGAAACCACGTAAGATAGAAAAAAATGAAGAGTTCCTTAAAAATTTAAAGTTACCTTTTGAACCTAGAGACTATCAATTAGATGGATTTCATCATGCCTTATCATACAAGAAAACTTTATTAGTATCACCTACCGCAAGTGGAAAATCCCTAATCATATATCTCATAGTACGAGCACTCAATGTTAAAACATTAATAATAGTTCCTACCACTTCCTTAGTTTCACAGTTATATTCAGATTTTCAAGAGTATGGGTGGGATTCCATCAAATACTGTCATCAAGTTTATGCCGGACAAGATAAGGTTTCCGATAAACTAGTGGTTATTTCAACTTGGCAATCTATTTACAAACTTAACAAGAAAACATTTGAACCATATAGGTTAGTGATTGGTGATGAGGCTCATGGATTTAAATCTAAATCCCTTACAACTCTTATGACTAAATGTGTGAACGCTGAATATAGAATTGGAACTACAGGAACATTAGATGGAACACAAACACATAAATTAGTACTTGAAGGTTTATTTGGTAAGGTTTATAAAGTTACAACAACTAAAAAGTTGATGGATCGAAAAGAATTATCTTCTTTACACGTAGAAATTATATTGTTAAAGTATCCTGATGTGATATGTGAACAATTTAAACAGATTAAGTATGCAGATGAGATAGAATTCTTGGTGGGTCATGAGAAAAGGAATAAATATATAAGAAACTTAGTATTGTCTTTGGAAGGTAATACTTTGTTACTCTTTAGATTAGTGAAAAAACATGGACGTATTTTATACGATATGATCGAGGAAAAGACAGATGACAATAGGAAGACTTTTTTTGTATTTGGAGGAACAGAAACCGAGACTAGAGAACAGATACGAGCAATCGCAGAAACAGAACGAGATGCCATCATCGTGGCAAGTTATGGGGTATTCAGTACCGGCATCAACATTAGGAATCTGCATAACATTGTGTTCGCTTCTCCTTCTAAATCTCGCATCCGAAATCTTCAATCGATAGGTCGAGGATTACGATTATCAGATACAACAGATAAAACCACTTTATACGATATAGCAGATGACTTGAGATGGAAGAATAGAAAGAATTACGCTTATCGACATCACGAAGATAGAATAAAAATATATGATGAGGAAAAGTTTCCATATAAAATTCATAAAATTTTACTTAAGGTGAATTAAATGAAATATGAAGTGATTGATAATTTTTTAGATAAAGAATATTTTGACAGTTTGGTAGCTTATTTTTTTAATGAACAGACGACATGGAATATGATTACGGATTTTGTTGAAAAAGATGAAATCCAAAATAAACTATTTTTGATGGTTCATGGGATTTACGCTTCCTGGCAACCAAGAAGTACAGCTTTTGACAAAATATTTCCGTTATTACAAAAATTGGAAGCGAATCATTTGCTACGAATAAAAGCTAATCTTTATCCAAGTTCTGAAACATTACATGAACATACAATGCACGTTGATTTTGATTATTCTCATTGTACGGCATTATTTTCCTTAAATACTTGTGATGGCTATACTAAATTAAAAGATGGTACAAAGATTAATAGTGTTGCAAATCGTATACTGTTGTTTGATGCAAGTGAAGAACATTGTTCAACAACCACAACAGATACTTTTGCAAGAGTTAATATTAATATAAATTACTTTACGAAACAATTTCTTATGAAGGATCATTAATGCCAGAATTAGATAAAGATAATCTAAAAGTGATTAGATTAGATAATGGTGAAATAATTTTCTCTAAAGTTGTGGTAAATGATAGAAGTAAAGATAATGGTTATTTAGAACTTCATTGGCCGATGAAAGTGATGATGAAATTCGATGATAAAGAAAAGAGTACACAAATGGCATTGCTTAAATGGCTACCTTTTACAGATACTACATTTGTACCTTTAGCTGCAAGATGTATTATGTCTGTTTCTGAATTAGGAGAAGATTATCAAGAATTTTATATAAATTCTGTAAAAGAAGATCTTGGACATGACAAGAATGAAGAGTTAAATAAAATGACAAAGATATTAGAAGATTTTAAGCCGGATGGTTTAATGAACTAAACTTGACATCTTACAAATTTGTGATATAATAATAATACGACATTAATTGAAATAAAAAATATTATGGCTAAACGAAAATCAAATAAGAATAAACTTCACTATGTTGACAATGCCAAATTTTTAGAGGCAATGATTGAATATAAAGCAGAATATGATAATGCAGTTAAAAAAGATAAAGACCTTCCTCAAATTTCAGAATATCTAGGTTCAGTATTTTTAAAGATTGCTCAAAGATTATCATTCAGACCAAACTTTATAAATTATGCATTTAAAAATGATATGATTTCTGATGGAATAGAAAACTGTTTACATTATATCCACAATTTCAATCCAGAAAAATCCAACAATCCCTTCGCTTACTTTACACAAATAATTTATTACGCTTTTATTCGAAGAATCCAAAAAGAGAAAAAACAGTTATACATAAAATATAAGAGTATGCAAAACTATGAAACAAATCCTAATTATATGGATATGGATATTAGTGGTGAAGCAAATGAACATGAAAATATTAATGATTATAAAAACTCTGATTTCAAAGTAATAGTTGATGAATTTGTAGATACTTTTGAAAAGAGTAAGAAGAAGAAAATTATCAAGAAAAAAGATACAGCATTAGAACTTTTTATGAGGGTAGCATGAGAAAATTTTTACCTTTTCGTTCATATTTTCTTTTTTTCCTTTTTATAGTACTTGCTCTGTCGCCTATTATGGTCCCGATTGCAGGAGAATGGAATGAGAAACCTGTAATGTGTGCAGATGAAGAAGAAACATTACAATCATTGAAAGAAAAAGGAGAAAAATTACTTTATATGGGTTTGGGATTTACTAAAGTTAGAACAGAAACCGGCCTAGCACATAAACCAGTAACTTTACCTTTTCGTATCTATGTAAATTCGGAAACAGGAACATTCACAATTATTGAATATCATCCAGAATACAAATCATTTTGTGTTATTGCGTATGGTGTAGAATTCCAAGATTATAGGAAGATGTTATGAAAATAGCCCTTATTACAGATACACATTGGGGTGCAAGAGGTGACAGTCTCACCTTTCTAAATTATTTTAAAAAATTCTATGATAATATATTCTTTCCCTACCTAGAAGAACATAATATTAAAACGTGTATTCATTTAGGTGATGTAGTTGATCGAAGAAAATTTATCAACTTTAAAATACTGAATGATCTACGAACAAATTTTGTTGAACGCTTATGGAAGATGGGTGTAGATACTCATATTATCATAGGCAATCATGATACCTTCCACAAAAATACCAATGAATTAAATTCCATAGAAGAAATATTTACTACACATGAAGGAAAGGTGGAGCCGTGGATGTATTCATCACCAAAAGAAGTAGATTTTGATGGACTAGGAATTCTCATGATGCCGTGGATAAATGAAGATAATTATGGTGAGTGTATGAAGGCAATTAAGAATACACAATGTCAAATTCTTATGGGTCATCTTGAAGTAAAAGGATTTGAACAACATATTGGCTCATGGAGTCATGAAGGTGTAGAAGCAAACGTTTTTGATAAGTTTGATATGGCCATGAGTGGACACTTTCATCACAAGTCAGACAATGGAACAGTTTATTATTTAGGTAATCCCTATGAGATAACATGGAGTGATTATAAAGACCCCAGGGGTTTCCATATCTTTGATACAGACACTAGGGAATTAGAATACATACAAAACCCCTATAGAATGTTCAGAAAGTTATATTATAATGATATGTACCAAACTTTTGAAACATTGACTGAAAAAGATTATAGTGAATATGAAAATACTCATGTAAAAGTAGTAGTTGAAAAGAAGACAAATCCCTTTTGGTTTGATACTGTACTAGATAAGTTATATCAAGCAAATGTTTCTAATTTAGTAGTAGTTGAAAATTTTTCAGATTTAGAGTTTATGGAAGATGATGAATTAGTAGATGAAGCACAAGACACTTTAACAATTTTAAGTAAATATGTAGACTCATTAAACGTAGAAAATAAAACAGAATTAAATATGTTGATGAGAAATTTATATAATGAAGCCTTAACTGTGGAGTCAGTATGATAGAAACCTACGCAGAAAGACTTGAAAGAGAAGAAAAGGAAAAGATGACTAACTATAATTTTGATGAAATGAAAAGACAGGAAAAAGCCAAAGTGGAACGTAATTTGGGTTCTGCAGACTATGATGGTTGTCTAGGTCAAACTGATATTCCATCCGTAAATCCTAAGTGGAACGAAAGAAGAAGTGATGAAGATATGACAGAAAAAATGAAAGAGTTTGCTCAAGATATTCTTGATCATGAAAGTACAATAGAAATAAAACTAGATGATGGTGATCTTTTACATTTAGCTAAAGCAGCACATGAAAGAAATATAACACTTAATCAATTATGTAATAATATCATTAAAGGTTCTTTTGATGATCTTGATTATCGATTTGAACATTCCACAAAACCTGTCGTACTCTCAGAATATTAAACCTTGATATATTTTAAAAATATTAGGTGGAAAAATT